ACTTGAGAACCAAGCGAAGCAGCTTCTTAAGGAAGCCGCATCGTCAATGAGTGGTGGAGATGTCGAAGGTTTTGCAGCCGTCGCTTTCCCCATTGTCCGTCGTGTATTCGGCGGTTTGATTGCTAACGATCTCGTTAGTGTTCAGCCCATGAGCCTGCCTAGTGGTCTCATTTTCTTCCTAGACTTCACATTTGGTGATGACAAACTTGGATTCGCTGGTCCCTCAGGAGGAGCAGATTCACTATATGGTGGTGGTGTGGTTGGTTCCGAAATTACTGGCGGTGTTAATTTGGCAGGAGAGGCAGGCACAACGGCTGGTCAATTCTACAACTTATCTAATGGCTTTTCGTCCCCCACTGGTTCGCATGACCTTGTTGCTTCGTCTGATGTTGTGCTTTCTGGTGCAATTGGCGAAGGAGGCACCTGTAGTCCGGATCTTCAGTCCATTCAGAACTGGACGACGGCTCAGGTCAGCAGAATTCTACGCTACGATGCTGACCTCACATCAGGTTCTGTGTTTGTAATAACAGAGAATGACATGAGTACTGGTCTTACCTCGGGCGATGTATTTGACTTCGATAACCTTGTCTCTATAAACGCAAGTGGAGTTGAAATCGCCAGTGCAACATCAGGTATACTTGTCCGTCGCCTAACTCACTTAAGTAAAAGTGCCGATGGTGTCAGCGCCAAAAGCGAAAAGAAGGTACGCCTTCTTTTCGTCAGTACTGGTTCCGCTGCAACAATTAACGCTGGAGCGACAAGCCAGGACGAGATTCTTGAGGATTTGAAAACTGCAGTTGATGCTGCTTCTCTAGAGTTCCCAATTGTAGATGTCTTTGCTCAAGGTGGTGCAACCGGCGCCGTAGTTGGAGAGGAATCATGGGGTCTTGAGGGCACCGATCAAATTCCCGAAATCAATCTTAGCGTTGATTCCGTGAGTGTCACTGCAATGACCAAAAAGCTCAAGGCTAAGTGGACACCCGAATTGGGTCAAGATCTTAACGCATATCATAACTTGGATGCCGAGGTGGAGCTTACTTCACTTCTTTCCGAGCAGATTGCTCTTGAGATCGACCGTGAGATCCTTGAGGATCTTGTCAAGGGTGCCACTGGTGGTACTTACTACTGGGCACGTAGCCCTGGTCTATTCGTAGACAAGTCTACTGGCGCAGAGGTTGGTGCTAATACTAAAGCTCCTGACTTCACAGGTACTGTTTCTGAGTGGTATGAGACCCTTGGTGAGACTATTAACGATGTATCCGCACAAATCCACAGAAAAACACTCCGTGGTGGTGCTAACTTCCTCGTTACTTCGCCAGAGGTTGCCAATATTCTTGAGTTTACTGCTGGTTTCCGCGCTAACGTCACTTCTGACGATGCCAAGGGAACTGCTGGAACTCAGCAAGTTGGTACACTCAGCAAGCGTTACGACGTTTATGTTGATCCTTACTTCCCACGTAACCTCGTGTTGGTTGGTCGCAAGGGCAGCAGCTTCCTAGAGAGCGGTTATGTATACGCTCCTTACGTACCCCTACAGGTCACTCCCACCATCTTTGGTGTAGAGGACTTCGTACCACGTAAGGGTGTCATGACCCGTTACGCCAAAAAGATGGTCCGTCCTGATATGTACGGTCTCGTCGTTGTGCGTGGTCTTCTAGGCGAGAGTGGTGCGTAAACCAATCTAACTTAGATTAGTTATATAAGCCCCGTGCCTCTTATGAGGCACGGGGTTTTTTATATCTAAAAACTATTTTGGTCACTAAATTGTTGGTTGCTTGAAAATAACGCAGCCCAATTTTTCAAGATTTTAGTTTTTTAAACTATTTACCATTACCTATTAAGGAGGAACATACAATGGGCAAATCCTACACAAGATGGAAGCGTCGTCAAGATGCAGCAACTACCGTTGAAGAAACAGTAGCCACACCAACACCTGTTGTCGTTGAAGAAACTACAACAACTACAACCACTAAGACAACTACCGGCAAAAAGAAATCAATGTGGTCTAGAAAGAAGACGGACCAATCTGCGATTTAGTTCTTCTCTCACTAATTACTAGGAGGAGAACTATTGTATGGCAGTCCCTACATTAACACCAACATCACAGACCAGTGCTGTTGTTTTACCTTCGGGCAGCACGCCAGCAATTGCTGCAGCTGCCTCATTTCCTTTTACAGTTTATACAACAGATGAATATTTCTTATCTGGTGCATCTGATCAAGTAGCCTATACCTATAGGAAGCTTGGTGGTGATGTATTAGATATTGAAATTACGAAAGAACAAGTTTTTGCTGCTTATCAAGAATCAGTATTAGAATATTCTTATCTTCTCAACATTCACCAAGCAAAGAATTCTTTAGGAGATCTTCTTGGCGCCAAAACTGGCTCATTCGATGAAGAAGGTCAATTGCAAGACACTACCGGTTTAAAAGATGTAGCGCTAAAATTTCCTAAGTTTAGATTTGAGTACGCTCGTCGCGTAGCGCATGGTTATTCTACAGAAGCCGGGTTCGGCGGCGAAACAAGAATATATTCTGCCAGCTTTAATACAGAAAAAAATAAGCAAGATTACGACTTGCAAGCAATTATATCTGCTTCTGCTGATACAGATGCAACTGTACCCTATTACGGTAAGGTTGGCGATAACAGAGTAAACGTTACAAAAGTATATTATAAAACCCCGCAAGCTATGTGGAGATTCTATGGATACTACGGTGGTCTAAACACAGTTGGTGATTTGTCTAGTTACGGTCAATATGCTGATGATAGCACTTTTCAACTAATACCCCCATGGCAAAACAAGGCACAAGCCATGGCATTTGAAGATGCTATCTATACAAGAAACAGTCATTACTCATATGAAATCAAGAACAATCGATTAAGAATATTTCCCAACGTTGTACATGTTAGTGCCAAAAAAATGTGGGTTGAATTCTTTGTAGACCCCGATGACCCATGGGTTAATACTTCTGATGTTGACGCTGGAGTCGGTGGCATAAATAACATGAATGCATTGCCTTTCGAAAACACCCCTTATCAAAAGATAAATTCTATTGGTAAACAGTGGATTAGACGATTTGCCTTGGCAGTGTGCAAAGAAATGCTAGGAAACATTCGCTCTAAGTTTGGCGCAATACCAATTCCAGGCGACAGTGTAACTTTAGATGGACCAGCCCTTATAACTCAAGGTCAAGGTGAACAAGAGAAGCTGCGAGAAGAATTAAAAACAATCTTCGATGAGCTTACTTACGCCAAGATCGCAGCCAGCGATGTAGAGCTAGCAGAAGCTGTCAACAGTGTTGAAAAACGCATACCTATGTTGATATTTACAGGATAATAAGCCATGTCTGACAACGAATGGACCCAGCCTACTCAACCGCCCCCTCCGTTGTTTCTAGGTGAAAAAGAACGCAACCTTGTAAAACAAGTTAATGATGAACTTATCGAGCGAGTTGTTGGACAAGGCATCTTCTATTATCCCATCAGTATGGAACATACCAATTTCCATTCTACATATGGAGAAGCAATTGAAAAAACGTTTTTGCCTCCTATAAGAGTTTTTGCTTTGATTGTGTGGGAAGGCTATACTACTGAACTAACGAACATGGGTCTAGACAAAAGACTTTCTATTACTGTGAAATTTCACAATAGAAGAATATCAGAAGACCAAAATTTATATGTAAGAGAGGGAGATTTTATAAAATATGGAGATACTTTCTTCGAAATTGTTAGTTGGAACCAACCAAAACCCTTATTTGGACAAGTCGATAACCAAATGGAACTTGAAGTAAAATGTATTAAGGCACGCGAAGGAGTATTTGATGGCAAGTGATGACCAATATAGAGGTGTAAAAGATGCTAAAGATAATATTCAAGTAGAAGAGTTCTTTCCATCTACTTTAGAAACCATTGACACGGCATTTTTTGATTTTATTGACAAAAAAATGAACAATCACGCAACTACCAACAAAGGTTGGAAAAAAGTACCTGTTATGTGGGTCGCAGCGGAACGTTCTTTTTTGACTAAAAACAAAAAAGAATTATTAGATAGTGATGGAGCGCTCATTTACCCCCTGATTTCAGTTGAAAGGACAGGAATGCAAAAAAGCTTGTCTAGAAAAGGCGCATACCATGGTATTTCAGGTGATGATATAGATGCAAATCGATTTGGTAGAATTACAGTGGCGCGACGAGTAGTAAGAGATAAGACTAACAATCATAGTGTTGCCGACAACAGAAAGATTTATGAAAGCGTAAAACGCACACCCGGCAGACAATCATATTATCCCAAAAGAGAAAATAAGAAAGTAGTCTACGAGACTTTGAGCATGCCAGCACCGATGTATGTAGATATGACATATTCAGTATCAATAAGAACCGAATATATCCAACAGATGAATGAGCTTTTGTCGCCATTTATAACTTTAGGCGGCGCCATCAATTATTTTGTTATTGGCAAAGACGGTCACAAATATGAGGTTTTTTTGAAAGAAGATTTAGCACAAACAAATAACGTTGCTAATATGGGTACAGAGGAAAGAACTTATATAACTAATATAAGCTTCGAAGTTATAGGCTATATTATAGGCGAAGGTCCAAACGGAGACAGACCAAAAATAATTAAAAGAGAAAGCGCCGTCAGAGTGAAAATTGGGCGCGAAAAGACAATTTTTGGCGATATTCCAGAATATGGCAAGGGTAAATCTAAATATAGAGACTAAATAAGGGTTTTGCTAAAATAATTTACTAATTAATAAGAGAAACTACAAACTAGTTCAGTACAAGGAGAACAGTAATATGCCAGCAAAAGATTTTAAGTTCATCTCCCCAGGAGTTTTCATTAACGAGATTGACAACTCTCAACTACCAAATGCGATTGGAGATACCGGTCCTGCTATTATCGGACGAGCACAGAAAGGTCCAGGTCTAATCCCAACGCAGGTTAATTCTTTTCAAGAATTTGTCCAAATCTTTGGTGCCCCAGTAGCCGGTACCACTAACTCGGATGCTTTCCGTAATGGAAACTCGATTGGTACAACCTATGGCGCATATGCAGCCCAAGCTTGGCTAAGAAACAACACTCCCGTAACTTATGTTAGACTAGTTGGTAAACAACACAAGGATGCAACAACAGATAACACAGAAAATAGTGGATTCGCCGGATGGCGCACCACAGTTGCAGACGCAAAGAACAATATAGGCGAAGGCAGCGGTGGAGCATATGGTCTCTTCGTTGTTGTTTCATCTTCTGCTGTTGACCCAACGGGTACACTAGCTGCTGTTTGGTACGTCAATAGCGGTACCGTGGCTCTTTCCGGCAACTCATACGGCGCCACCGACCACGATGCGAAACTCGCGACCGGTCACGCTTCAACTTACAATACTGCTTCTTTATGTCGTTATTTCAAAGCATCATCTGCTGGCACGTGGAAAGCTCAAGTAAGAGTTGGCGGCACAATTGTACTGGATACCAAATTCAATCTTACTAATGCTAGCTCAGAAAACTTTATTAGAAAGGTTTTTAACACAAACCCAACATTATCGAATACTGCAATTACAGACACCGATGCTCGGATCAAATACTGGCTTGGTGAGTCTTATGAAGACGAAGCAAGAATTGTCTTGGACGCGGGTGATGTAGACAACCAATATGCGTTCATCGCCCCGCTTGATAACACCATTGCCAATGGAGGCAATAAAACTAGAGATTATGCAGATCCACGCACTGGCTGGTTCTTCGCTCAAGACGTTACTCTAGATAGTGAGAACTATGATGCACAAGATATGCAAAAGCTATTCCGCATCGTTGCAAAAAACACAGGGCGCTGGGCGTCTAGAGGTCTTAAGATTTCAATCTCAGATCTTAGAGCGCCAACTGATGATTTCAACAGTTATGGTACTTTTTCAGTTCAGATTCGTGATATGAAAGATACCGATAATCGCCCCAAAATTTTAGAGCAATTCAATAATTGCAATTTGAATCCTGCATCTGAAAATTATATTGCAAGAAAAATTGGTAATACATATTTGACATGGAGTGACGAAGACAGAAGATATCGCACATATGGCGATTTCAGAAGTCACTCGGCTTATATATATGTTGAAATGGCAGACGCCGTACACGAAGCAACAACAGATCCTCAATATCTACCCTTTGGTGTTTTCGGTCCTCCTATTTTCAATAGCTTTACCGACAGTCAAACTGCAACGCCAGTCTCTCTTGTAACCGGTGGTATGGATTATCAAGCTATAGATCCCGCTGGCGGTACAAATAACCAAGCCGATTGGCAAGGTCAAACTGTATCTGGTGGTTTTGGTGCAACTTATACGTTCCCGACACTTCGACGCCGCGTTTCCGCTTCTGAAGGCAACCCAGTCGACCCAAGGGACGTTTATTTTGGAGTTGATACCACGTTCAATCGATCTGGTCGACCTTCTGTAACCATTGGTGATTACACCGGTCCCCTTCCCGAAGGCTATAGCGACGAAGCAATGTGGTCGGGTGGAGAAGCGACACAAAAGTTCTCATGGATCTTTACTTTGGATGACATGTGCAACACAGATATTGTTACTGCAACAAATGCAGTAACTGGCACTAATGTTTATTCTAGTGGTTCCCGCCAAGGCGGCGCCCCCAACGCTGGATTAGCATATCTCAACAGTACTTCTTGGAAGAACGTATTGAATGCAGGCGCCAATGAATTTACAACTGTGTTACACGGTGGCTTTGATGGACTAAACATTAAAGAAACTGAGCCGTTTAGAAACACGATTTGGGATGGAGCCACAGCACCAACAGAATTAGATTGTTATACATTCAATTCTGTCAAAGTGGCTATCGATAGCCTAAGAGATCCTGAAGTCGTTGAATTTGACCTAGCCACAATGCCTGGAATCACAAACAATACTTTGAATAGAAATCTTGTTGATTTATGTGAATCACGCGGTGACGCTTTAGCTGTTATTGATTTGAAAGGTGGTTATGTGCCATCTTCAGAAAATATTTCCTCTCTAAGTGACAGAATGGGTTCTGTCGATAGTGCAATTGACAATAAGAAAGATAGTTTGCAAATCAATTCTAGTTTTGGCTGCGCTTACTATCCATGGGTACAAGTGCAAGACACCCTCAATGGTGCGCTTGTGTGGGTACCACCATCAGTGGCTGCTATTGGGGCTATGTCTTATGGACAAGCCAAGCAGGAGCTTTGGTTCGCACCCGCTGGTTTCACCAGAGGTGGCTTATCAATGAATAATTCTGCAGGGCTTCCCGTTACAGCAGTGCGCGAAAGACTTGTTTCTAAAGACAGAGATAAGCTTTACGAAGCTAACATCAATCCTATTGCTCAATTCCCAGCAGAAGGTATTGTGATCTTCGGTCAGAAAACATTGCAGGTCACACACTCTGCATTAGACCGAATTAATGTACGTCGTTTGCTGATTTATCTCAAGCGACAGATTTCTAAAGTTGCGGCAACATTATTGTTTGATCAAAATGTTGAATCTACTTGGAATCGATTCCGTGGTCAAGTTCTTCCAATATTAGCTGACGTAAAAGCTAGATTAGGTCTAGAGGCTTACAAGCTCATCTTGGATGAAACTACCACTACTCCTGATTTGATTGACAGAAACATCATGTATGCACAAATCTTCCTCAAGCCAACTCGTGCAATCGAGTTCATTGCGATTGACTTTGTAATTACAGATTCTGGCGCAGCATTTGAGGATTAAAAAACAATCAGACTATTTATTACAGAGACTGGATAAGGAGACACAGTAAATGACATTTTGGAGTTCAAATAAGGTAGAGCCAAAAAGAAGCTTTAGATTTCTTTTGGAACTCACCCCTCAAACCGGTGGCAAAATTGCAACCTATTTTATTAAGACAGTAAAGAAGCCCCAATTTCAAATGGATGGTCAAGCAGAAGTCAAATACATTCAGCATACTTTCAAGTATCCCGGTCGTATTACTTGGCAACCTATTGACGTTACTCTCCTTGACCCAGCAGATCCGGATTCAGCAGCAGTAATGATGAATATCCTTAGAGATTCAGGTTATCACAAGCCTGATACACCTGATAATTCGAAAGAATCCATTTCCAAGTCTAAAGCTAACAAGGGAATGGGCGCTGTATTCATCAGACAGATTGATGCAGAAGGAGAAAAGGTTTCAGAGTGGTCGTTGCATAACCCATTTTTGACTAATGTTGATTTTGGTTCGCTTGGTTACGATAGTGATGATATAGTGGAATATACTTTGACTATTGATTACGATTTTGCTACAATGTGGTCAAAAGCAACGAAAGTGTCGCCCGGTGTCGGGACAGGCGGCTAAAAGTAGAGAAATTACATGGCGTGGTGGGCATCAAACAAAGTAGAACCTAAAAGGGCTTACCGCTGGATTGCGTACATCAATATGTATAGTGCTGGGGGATCCGATTTTGGTCCCAAACCACATCTTGTACAAAGCTTTACAAAACCAACCTTCACTTTAGATAGCGAAAAAATTATTAATAACTTTACATCAGAGACTATAATCGCCACAAAAAACTACGTTTGGAATGATATAAGTATCACGATGATAGATACTGAAGACCCAACGTTCAATACATCTAACTCTTTTTATAAATGGCTAACCGGTTTAGGGTATCAACCCGTCCAAAGTGCCGAAGGTATGAGTACTCTATTCACTAATATACAAAATGATAGATTAGTTATAACTTTGCATCAAATAAATGCTGACGGCGACAAAATTGATGGCTGGGACTTTATCAAACCACAACCAACAACAATTGATTTTGGCGGCGAATTAAGCTATGATTCGGACGACTCTGTGAAAGTGACAATGGGTATTACATACGTTGCAGCCAAATATAAAAAGTTTTAATAAACTTAAATAATTATATCATATGGTTTATAATAAAACATTCTTGGAGGAATTATGAGAAATAATCAAGACAGACTAGGTGTTGAACCACCTAAAGACAATTTACAGCCAAATCATGAGCCGCCCGTGGTGCCACAAGCTCAAGAGAATAGTTTGCAGTTTATTGTACCAACGGAAATTGTAGAGCTACCTAGCAAGGGACTCTTTTATGAAGAAGGACATCCCTTACACAATAGAGAAACAATTGAAATCAGACATATGACGACCAAAGAAGAAGATATTCTTATCAATCAGAGCTATGTCAAGAACGGGACAGCTGTTGATCGCTTATTACAAGCTGTTTTAGTTGAACCTAAGATGAAAGTCGACGATATGCTTGTTGGCGACAAGAACGCACTCACAGTGGCTTGTAGAATCTATGGATATGGATCCGAATATATAACAAAATTTGGCTGTCCTTCATGTGGAGTAATACAGGAGCATAGTTTCGATCTATTAGAGCTAGAACATAATGATTATGCCGAAAATCTAGAAGAATTCAACGCTACAGTCGATTATGACCGTTGTACGGTTATACTCCCGATTCCGCGCACAAAGACGAAACTAGAGCTAAAAATACTCAAAGATGACTCAAATGTTAAGCAAAAAGGTAAGAGCGCCCGTAAGAAAAACAAAGAAGCTTTTATTATCACAAAGCAATATGAAAAGATGATTCATTCTGTGAATGGCAATTCTGATAGAATGTATGTAAAGAGCTACATTGGTACAATGTCTGCTTTGGATAGTAGATTTTTGAGAAGCGCTTATAATAAAATAGTTCCAGGTATTAACTTCACATGCGATTTTGAATGTGGAGAATGTGAGCATGAAGCTGAAGTAGAGGTTCCGCTTACTGCGGACTTTTTTTGGCCTAAGTCCTAATTACGTTAAACAGGTATATGAACAGTTCTTCTATATGAAATACTATGGGGGCTGGAGTCTGTTTGAGTTATACTCCCTACCAATTGGTCTGCGAGATTGGTACTTCAAAATGCTTTTAGACCACAAAGAGAAAGAGAATGAAGAAATCAAGAAATCCCAACGCAAAAATAAACGCCGCTAGTAAGTCCCGGTTTTAAGAAATAAAACTATTTATCTTTATGGAAGAAAAGATTATTATTGACTTAGATAAACTCAAAATGCTGAATGAGAGCGCCGCTCTTATTAAATTTGGAGCTAAAGTCAAAAAAATGCTTTATTATATGTTTGCACCATCCGGCACAGGCTTCGGACAATTCTATCTTAGAGGCGGTTCAGGAGACGTTCAGACGTTTGCTGCTGTACTAGCCTCAGAAAAAAGATATATGGATGCTTTCCTCAAAAATGGTCTAAACGACCCCTCAGTTTTGCACAATCGATATGCTTTAGAAAGATCAGTCAGAAATTTCGAGCAACAAACAGGTATTAAGTGGCCATTGAAATAAAGGAACTTTAACCAATGTCTGCAGACGACACCACCAAAACAAAACAAGAAATAGCCAGAGCCGAATCTGTAAAAGCTATTATGGAAGAACAGGCAGCTGCCGGTGCTAGTATCGCTGCGACTCTGGACAAAATCATAGAAAAACATGGTGAAATAGGTAAAGCGCTGACAAAACAACTTGGCGATATGGAAAAATACGCCACTGACGCAGAAAAGCTGCACCTAGTTGAAAGTCAAATAGCCGAAACCTCACAACTCAAATTGGATCGCATGAATGAACTCAAGCGTCTTGAAGAGAAGAGGCTCGAATTAGCCGCCCAGATGGACGCCGCCATAGCCGCCGCCGCCGACACCGCCGAAAAAGAAATCATACGAGCCGACAAGCGATATAAACTCACTGAATATTCGGAAGATAGATTAAATGACTTAAGACAATTGGGTGTTAGCTATACCCAAGATGCAATAGATTTACAAGAAGAAGCAGTCGAGGCATCAAAAAAACAAGCCAAAGAGACCGGCAAAATAGTAAAAGCCCAAGGTGAGACTGAAGCTTTAATGCAGCAGACGCTGGAAACAACGTTAGGGCTTAAAGACACCACAGGTGATATGGCTGATGTTCTGATTGACACCTTGGGCACCACCCGTTCCTTTAGCGAAGCTATGCAAGGCGCCGGAAAAGCGATGAGCCAAGCTTTTACCAAAACAAGGATGCTGAAATCTGTCAAAAACCATTTATCAGATATAGCCGACACAGCATGGAAAAATTTGACTGCAATGGATGGCTTACAGATGCAGTGGGAAGAAATGGACTCGCGTCTTACTCGTGCAACCGGTGCCACAAAAGCTCATGGCGCAGAAGCAAAACAACTTTCCCTTACAATGTTAGATCAATCTTTCACAATAGAAAGAACAGAAGCAGCTTATGGCAACCTTTATAAATCTTCGCAAGCTTTTTCTCAGTTGACCACTGAAGGTCGCAAAGCATTAACCGAGCAGGCTTTGCAATTCGAACGTATAGGCGTTAACGCAGATACTTTTGCAGCATCAGTTGATGGACTAAACAAGGTCTTTGGCGACACGCCTGAAGATGTTAACAAGACAACTGAAGAATTATCAAACTTTGCTAGAGCTATGGGCGTCGGTCCTAATGAAATGCTAGCAGAATTCAACAAACAGCTTCCGCTATTAGCTAGATATGGTAAAGAGCAAGGCGTTAAGATGTTCAAGGAACTGGCTGCAACAGCCAAGCTAGCAGGCTTAGAAATGTCTGACTTGCTTAACGTAGCAGGAAAATTTGACACATTTGAAGGAGCCGCCGAAGCCGCAGGAAAGCTAAACTTCATGCTTGGTGGTCCAATGATCAATTCAATGGAAATGTTGAATGCTACAGAAGAAGATAGAATAAAAATGCTTAGAGAGTCTGTAGCCGCTAGTGGAAAATCATTTGAAACGATGGGTCGTTTCGAAAAAGACCTTATCGCTAAAACATTAGGTGTGGATGTCTCTGTGGCACAAAAACTCTTCAGTGATCAAAATCTAAATAATATTGAAGAAGCCCAAGCCGCCTTTGCTGGTCAAGCAGATGAAATGGGTTCATTAGCCAGTCAAGCTGAAAAAGCTAAGACGCTAGAAGAAGAAAAGGCAGCTAATGCACAAAGGAGCCTCAAGCACACACAAGAGCTTAGCGAGACAATGAAGGGAATTCACAAGATAATGAATCAAATCAGTGGATTTTTTAGTGAATATGGAGTATATCTCCTTCCGGTCATCGGAATATTTAAAATGATATCATGGTGGATAGCTTTTACTAGCTCACAATTTGGACAAAGTATTCTGACAAGATTAGGCTTGGTAAGAGCGAGCGCAGCGGAAGAAGGGATTATACACAAGATGAAACTCGCTGCGGATTATATCAGAACAGAAATGTGGTATGCATGGGAAAGATCTAAAGAAATAGCCCAGAATGCATGGAAATGGCTGCAAGAAAAGAAGATGTGGTTACAACAAAAAATCCAAGATGGCGCCAAAAAAGCACTCAAGGGAGCTTTTTGGGTTTGGGAAAGAATGAAGGAAGGTGCTCAATGGGCTTGGAAGCAAATGATGAGATTAAAAAACTGGGTAGCAGAAAAAACAATGATGAATGAATCCCGAGCAGGAATATTAGCCCACGCTGCATGGAAAAAAGTCACAGAAGGTGCTCAATGGGCTTGGATACAAATGATGAGATTGAAAGATTTCATAAAAGAAAAAGCCATTGATGCTAGCAAAAAAGCACTCATGGGAGCTTTTTGGATTTGGGAAAAAGCTAAAGAAGGTGCTCAATTTATTTGGAAACAAGTAATGCGAGTGAAAGATTTCATAAAAGAAAAAGCCATTGATGCTAGCAAAAAAGCACTCATGGGAGCTTTTTGGATTTGGGAAAAAGCTAAAGAAGGTGCTC